TCGGGTTCCATCTTCGGCGCCGGCATGTCCTCCACCTGCACCGGCTTGTCGTTCGCCAGCTGGTCCATGGAGGTCCGCATCCGGTTGACGTGGGCCTCGATGTCGGCGTGCGCCACCGGTTTGCCAGGGGTGCTATCCACGTTCAGGTGCTGGGCTTCTCGCAGGGTGGCAATCGCCGCCTTCTGGCTTGGGCTGAAGCGCTCGGCCCACTTCGCCGCCCTGTCCCAGGCCTCGGCGCCCTGGGCGCGGGCTTCCGGGTTGATGTGTGTGAAGGCACCGAAGCCCAGCCCCAGCAGCACATCGAGGGTCATGGCTTCACCATCGAAAGCCTTGAACTGATCTTCGGCCGGCGTCCCTTCGAGGATCGCCCCGGAAGCGCCGCGGGTGACCACGCCTTGCAACGTGTTGAAGCCCGCCCCACCCACCACCGTGCGCTGCCACAGGTTCTTGCCCAGGATCGGCATCCAGATGCCCAGCCCCATCCCGGCCCCCTGGATGGCGCCCACCGCCTGCGCCTTGCCTTCGGGAACGCCCGCCCGCACCAGATCCTCGGCGGTGCCCATCTGGGCGCTGAGGATGGCCAGGGGAGGCGCTGCGATGGCCATGGGCAGCGTGGAAATCAGATCCCCCACCACGCGGGCGGCGGTGCCCACTTCGTTGGACTTCGGGGTCCAGGCATCCACGGCGCGCTGATAGAGGTCTTCGTGCTGCTTGAAGTAGCGGTCCTGCAGTTCGGTCCCTCCACGCACCTTGTCGGCCAGGATCGGGGCGACTGCGCCCGCCATGCTGATGGCCCGCCCTGCCTGGGCAAAGCTGCGCATGGTCAGGTTGGGGATCCACTGCATCCCTTCAAAAGCGCCAGGCTCGATGCTCATCACCGGCGCCTTGTCGGCCAGCGCCTGTTCGTTCTCGGTGGGATAGAGGTCGAAACTCATCGCGGGATCTTCTTCACGAGGTCGGACTCAGGCACGGGCGGCTGGCTGAAGTCGAGCAGCAGGGGCTTCTTGCCGCTGCGGTCCATCACAATCCCGTCACCGGAGCGAAGGACATATTTGCCCTCGCCCATGGTCATCAACGGCAGGTCTTTCAGATCCGCGGCTTTCAGGCCCTCAGGCGTGCGGGAACTGCTGACCAGCACATCGATACGGTTCTCCAGGGAATCCACAAAGTCCGACTTACTCATCCCGTAGGGCAGCACCACGCCGCGCCCGTTGACCTTTTCCACGCCCCCCGTTGCCATGTTGAAGGCCCGCTTGAAACGATCTGAACTGATGATTCCGCTAGCGTCCCCCTCTTTGGCCGAGAGCCCGGCATAGATTGCCTGTGTGGCTTGGTAGTACGCATTCCGGGCCTGCGGGTGTTCGGCAAAGGCATCCCGTTCTGCATTGGAGAACTGAACGTCGAAATCCTTCTCCTTCGGCATCGGCCACAGCTTCCCGTGCTCTGGAGTGCCATCTGCCTTGCGGTTGGGCCGCAGCACCTGCTGGCCCTGCAGAAGCAGATCGGCCGCCGCGGCATCCTTCACTGAACGGAGGCCGGCGATGGCCGTAACCGGATCATCCGGCGCGATCTGGCTCATCAGCGCCGTATAGCCTGCGTTGTCGCCGTTGCTGGCCGTGTAGAGCTTCGAGAGGAAGTCCCGCTTCTGCTGCGCTGTGGCGCCCGCCAGACTGGTAGTGATGACTTCTGCCTGCGCTTCGGTCAGAGGCTTGAACGGAGCTCCATAGCGGGCCTGCATGCTCCTGGCGAGGTCAAAGCTGGCTTTAAGCGCTGGCGCCAAGGTCTCGGGTTTGGAGAAGTCCAGCGGGGCCGCTGCCGGGTCATCCTGAGAGACCAGGCCTTGGCGGAGGGCAAAACTCTTCGGGTCGCTCTTCAGCAGTGTCTGTTGGTTGTCGCGGATGGTGCGGAAGTGGGTCAGCATCTGCACATCGACCTTGGTCGGGTCCTGGCGCGCTGCCGCTTCCATCCGGGTCAGGAACTGGTCCTGCTGCAACGGGGTGGCGTTGCGGAACTGGCGGGTAGTATCCGCCATCCGGATCATCTGCTTCACCACCGGCTCGTAAGGGGTGCCGCGGGTCGCGTCGATCAGCGGCTGCATCTGCTCGGTGCTGGGTTCGAAGCCCTGCAGCGTCAGGGAATTCACCGCGTTGATGCTGGTCTGAAGCTGCCGGTCCCGGGCCGCCGAGGCCCGCTCGGCACGGTTGGCCAGGATTTCCTGCCGGCTCTGCACCCGCCCCAGCAGCATGTTCTTGCGGTCGTCGTCCAGATTGCCATCGCCGGCAATGGACTTGTTCAGGGCTTCGAGCTGCTTCGGATTGTCGCGGGCCTCCAGGAACCGGGTGCTGTAGTCATTCGTCAGCTGCTTCTGCACCCCGTGCGCCACCTTGCCGGCCAGGCGGTCAAGGGTCTGGGTATCCATCTCGCTCTTGTGATCGTCGAACCACTTTTCGGCGAAAACATAGTTCTTGTCCGCCAGCGCCTGATCAACCACGGTTTCGTGGAGGTTGCCCAACTCCTGTTGCAGCACCGCCTTCTTGAATTCAGGCGACCACCCCTTTGCCTCAGCTTGCTGATCCACCAAGGCGCTGATCCGGGTGGTGGAAAGCGCCACTGCATCCGGCTGGTCCCAATGTTGTGAGACGTTGGTGGTTTCCGTAGCAACGGCACCCTTGTACATCTGATCCTGATAGACCTGCCCCTCGCGCAGCACATGCCGCATCACATCGTCGCGGAATTGCAATCCGGCAATGTTCGCCCGCTCGCGGAACATGGCTTTCTGCTGGGGCGTCCCCAGCGTTTCGGCGATCTGGTTTGCCGCGTCCTCGAACTGGGTGGAATAATTCTTCAGCAGGGGCTGGGTAATGGCGGCGCCACCTTGAGCCTTGGTAAAGCCGCCCTCTCCCATGGTCAGATCCTGCTGACGCTGACGCAACTGGTTGAAAGCGTCTTCGGCCCGCAGCGTGTCGACCTTCTTCAGTTCGTTCTCGGCCAGGACCCGAACTTGATCCCCCAGCGCCGCAATGGCTTGCCCAGGCGCCGCGGCTGAGGCCGCATCCTCTACTTGATACCGCGCCACGCCCCCTTGCGCTTGAGGGATGGGCCGCGCCTGTTCGCTAAGATCGGGGAGTTTCATCACGGGATATCTCTGTTCACAACAGGGGCTGGGGCCTGTTCCGCGAAGCGGGTATTGAGCGAGCTACCCCCTTGCAGCAGGTCACCAAACGCCCGCACATTCGAAGCTCGGGCACGGGCGTTGGCCGAGTCCTTGGCAGACTGCCCCGAATACACGGCGGCACCTGCCCGCGCCCGCAAGGTGCGGGCTTCGTCCTCGCCCTTGTAGAGAGCCACCGCCGAGCGGTAGGCGGTCTCGCCCGCATTCCTGGCCAGCAAGGTCACGTTGCCGGGATCGGTCACGCCGCCGCCACTGGCCGCCATGAGGGCAATGGCGCGGGACTGCACCAGCTCGCCCTGCCGCCGTTCTTCCTGGGCGGCCAGCTGACTGCTGGCCAACGCCGTGTTGGCATTGAGGCGGTCTTGCTCGGCCTCGTATTCAGCCTCCTGCTGGGCCATCCGCCCCTGCTGGCGCGAAGCCGCTGCCGAGGACAGATTGCCGGCAATGGAAACCGCCGCGGCGGCTATTGGTAGCCAGGCCATTGATAGAGGCTCCCGTCGAGTTGAGTGAATCCCATGTGGGTCAGCAGCACGTCCGAGCCGTCGATGTCGGGATCGGCCACGGCAATGACCGGCATGGCCGGCCGGCTGGCAATCATTTCCCGCGCCGACTTCACCGCAATGACGAAGTTGCGCTTGTGCCGGCGGAATTCAGGGCTGAAAGAGCTGAACAGCACATAGCGGGTGTTGTGGGTATAGAAGCCCCAGATGCCTGTCACGCGCCCGTCTTCTTCCGCCACCATGGCGCGGCAGGTACGGGCGGGCGGCTGGCCGTCCAGGCGGACGATGTCCTCGTAGGTGGCCGGGCGCACGGTGATCATTCCTCGACCACCACCACCAGGGACAGCACGGTCACCGGGCGCGGCGCGGCGGCCAGCAGGCAGATGGCCGAATCGGTCTCCCACTTGCCGGGGAAGATCATGGTGTTTTCGTCGTACTCGGTGCGCACACCGTCCGGATCGATGATGCCCCCCTGTTCCACCGTCGGCAGATCGTCCATGTAGGCCAGATCGAAGTCGGCCCCGAGGCGCAGCCCCTTGGCATGCACATCGGCCATGATCAGGCCCAGCTCCCGGATCGCCTTGACGTTGTTGAGCGGAGTGCCTTCCGTGGTTTGCAGCTCCAGCAGCTTGCCGCTCTTGTAGGTGCCGCTGTAGGGCAGTCCGACCACAATGTTGGTGGCGGGCTCGGCCAGGGTGATCTGGCCGCCGCTGACGGTATAGGTCTGGCTCCAGTCGTCATGGGTACCTACATCGGCGCCATCGGCCCAGACCACCACCGGCTCGCCTTCCAGATGGCCCAGACCGGTCACGGTGGTGGTCAGCGCCCCGCTGATGGAGATGAAGCTGTCGGCCAGCTTGCACACCGTGCTGCCGCGGCATTCCGACTCGAAGGCCCAGCGCTCGTAGTAGCGCACCGTGGCCCCGTTGATGGTGCGCGCCACCACGTAATACACATGATCCTCTTCCTCGCCTACATCGCCGGGCAGGATCGCCACGTCTTCCACCAGGCCATCGGTCTCCACTTCCACCCAGCAGGTCACCTGCTCGCTGCTGTCGAAAATCAGAACCGCCACCGTGCCATCGGAGCGCACGCAGTGGATCCGGGTATCGGGCTGGCGCTGGACGGCGATGCGGACAATGCCGGGGATACCAATCTCGGGGACGATGGACGTCAGGTTCGTCGGCGTGTAGTCGTAGGTAATGCCATCGCCCCCCAGCGCCAGGGTATAGAGGCGGGTACCGCCGCGCTGGACGAAAACCCCCTGGGTGTCGATCTTCACCGCCCGCACGGCAGCCGAGCCCTGGGTGCTGGAATTCTTCGGGTTGAAATTGGCCGGCGTCAGGATCTCGTCCATGCTGCTTGACTTGCACGAGTACTCGCCCCCCTGGCCGCCAATGACCAGCCTTTGCAGCGGCAAAGCCCAGTTGATGGTATCCACCTGGGCGCCCCCCAGGGTGCGGTTGATCACCCCGCTGTCGCCGGTCGTTTCCGGGTCGAAAGACGCATAGGCATCCGAGATCGAGCCGACCACGCTGTCCTTGCCAAACCACCACAGGCGACCTTCGTAGAGGGCCACGGATGAGGGCCAGCCGCGCCGGTCCGACCATTGCCCCTCTTCCCAGTCCGAGGTCGCCGTGACGCCGCCAAAGGACTTGAGGACTTCCATGTTCACCACCGTGCTGCTGGTGTAGTCGGTGACGCGGCACACGCCGCGAATCGAGCCGGTGGTGATCTTGAGCTGGGCGGTGGTGGAGCCCGCCGCATAGACCGTCATGTTGAGGCGGTAATACACGGTCTGGTTGTCCAGGCCGTCGGTATAGGCCTCGGTGGTATTGACGATCCAGGACTTCGCCGCCACGGCGGTCCAGACGGCATTGTCGAAAGAGCGTTCCAGGATCACCGTGTTGCCGGTGCCGGTCAGACCCGAAAGAATGATGGTGAACGCGCGGTCGGTGGTGATGCCGGTCACCCGGATCGAGTCAGTCACGTCGGAGACGGCGCCCATGGTCTTGCTGACCGTCTGCCCTTTGGAGGTGACGGCAAACAGGGCGCCCACATGGGTGGAGCGAAAAAACGGGATCGAGGAGGTCAGCGTGCCATTGCCGCTGGTAACGCTGGGCGTCATCTTGCCGGGTCCCGTGTTCTGCACCCGGAACGGGCCATCGTCCGATTGATAGAGGCAGACCGACCACGACGTCGTATTGCGCCGTTCAATGCGCCGCTGCTGCTTGCCGTAGCAGGCGACGAACAGCACATCGGCCGACTGGGTCTCACGCACCAGATCGAGATTGGCCGCCCCCCAGGGCGTCGGCACTTCCATCAACCCCGCCGCTTCCACGTTGCAGCTATCTACCCAGACCTTGCGTTCCAGGCGGCTGAAAAAACGGATGTAGAAGTCCCCGGTCGGGGTGCCCGGTCGGGGTGAAGGTAAGAGAATGGTTGCCCTCGTAGAGCGTCGTCTCGTCGATGTACTGCTCGCCGCCCGAGGTGGAACCGACACGCAGCGCCACCGGGCCACGGGCAACAACGATGCGCAGGGCGTGTTCCTTGTTCAGGTCGCCCGCCGCGACCGTTACCTGCTGGTCCCGGATCGCCGCATTGGTTCCGGTGCCCACCAGTTCCATGTAGCCGGGACTGACCCACTGGCTGACCGCGCCCGCCTCGTCGTTGTCGGTCCAGTTCGCCAGATTGGTAGTGAAGTCGCCGTTCACCACGGCCGTGGCAACGCTGACACGGGTCACCAGGGCGTCATTGACCCAGACCCGCAGGGTTGAATCGGTAAGCTCCAGCAGCGCCTTGTCGGTGGTCGAAAAAGTGAATTCCAGCGTCCGCACCTGGGCGTTGTTGCGCGTGGCGCCGATGTAGCCAAGGCCAGGGCGCAGGGACATGCTGCCCAGAACACGCGGCATCCAGTTGGTCATGCGGCGGGCGCTGAGGGCTATGCGCTTGACGTCGGCGCGGGAGACCCCCAGCCGCGACACCAGGCCGCGGTTGAAGGAGACGAGGGGCAGCGTCCGGTGCCCCATGGGCTACCCGATCAGCTGCTGGGAATTGCCGCCGTCGAAGCGGGTGCGCTGACCACGGGAGCGGCGCGACTGGGTCCAGGTGCCCGGGGCGGCAAACTTCGTTGGCTCGCTGATGGCATCGCGGTTGCGGGCATTGATCAGGGTGCCATGGACGAAGCCCTTGTCGGGCCGTCCGGGTGGGCCCAGCAGATACTCCCGACGCGATTCGTCGGCGGAAATCTTGAAACAGATCTGCCCCGCCAGATACGCCTTGACGTACTCGGTAAACGCCGGCGGCCAGAGGGTCAGGTTGCCGCCATAGCCGGCGTCGGTGGAGACGAACTTGACGTAGATCTGATCGAGGTCGGCATAGAGCATTCCGGCCTCGTCGGTGTATTGCAGCAGCGGCACCCGGTAGTACTCGTCCTGGCACACGGACGAGGTCAGCAGCCAGTCGTCGGTCTTCTGGAAGGCGCGGCGCAGCCCGTATTCCGGCTCGATGCTGGCGCTGTAGTCCAGCCGCTGCGCCCGCATGGCAAAGCGCCATTGTCCCTGGCTCAGGCAGTAATCGACCCCGGTGTCGTTCCAGACGTCGTCGAGCAGCTTGCGCCCCTCGGCATTGTCCGAAAGCGAGGCGATGGAGCGATGCCCCACCAGCCTCAGGGCGCCGTTGTAGAGCTTGAGCCGGTCGGTGGCCACGGTCTAGAGCCCGGAACTGCCCAGCCAGCTGTAAGCGCCCGCCTTGGTGGCTTCGCCCTCATGGACCACTTCGCTGTCCTTCTTGCGGATCACGGTCCACTTGCGCATCGGGCCCTTGTAGGCAATCTCGTAACCGTCCTGGGCCTGGGTCTGGGAAACGTCCGTGCTGGTCAGATGATGGGTGCACAGGGGATGTACCCGGGCCCAGTTGCGCGAGCAGTCCAGAACGATGAATTCGGCGTACCAGCTGCCATCGTCGGCGCGGGCCTCGATCTTGTCCCAGGGCTTCAGCTTCGCCGCCACGGTGCTCCAGTAGGCGGGGTCGAGCAGATCCTCGGGCTCGGTGTTCTCGTGGGCGGTAATGACGTAGTTGGTGCGCTCGAACTCGCATTCCTTCATGCGCGTGGCGCTGAGTTCCTGCACCTTGCGAACGGGGGCTGGGATGGTGGCAATTGCCTTAACCGGGCTCTCGCTCTTGGTGGGGGTTGCATCCATGGTTCTCTCCTCGGTTGAACAGGGTGAAACCCGGACCAGCCGCAGCCGGTCCGGCCAAGCAAGGGTGCTTAGTTGAAGGTGGAGGTCATCGTGCCGCCGGTGGACAGCGCAGCGCCCGCGGTGGTCACGGCGCCCAGGACGCCGAGATAGGCGATCTGGGTGGTCGAACCGGCCGAAGAGGCTTGTGCGCCCATCACCACATCGCCCTGGTTCATTCCGATGTAGTAGGCGTCGGTGAAGAAGTTGGCCGCCGTCATGTCGGTGGTCAGATTGGTCGAGCTGTAAAGCCAGACCTTTGCGCCGCCGCCGACCGTGGCCGTCGAGGAGTTGGTGATGCGGCCCACCAGCGCGCTGCTGATCTGGTTGGGAGGATTGGCCACGGTGCTCGCGGCAGTGGATCCAGAGTACGCCATGATTCTGTCCTTTCAGAAGGTCCCGAAGGCCAGGCCCGGCAGGGCCCGGCACGCAGGTGGATTAGCCGTAGACGGTGCCGTCCGTGGTGAAGACAACCACGCCGCTGTTCTGCAGCAGCTTGGCCCCCATGAAGCAGCTGGTACGCGCCCAGGAATAGTCCTGTTCCTCGTTGTAGCCGACCGGCGAAGCCAGCCCGCCCTTGTCGGCGGCCTGACCGATGGCGGTCTTGTGGTAAAGGAAGGACTTTTCCGAGGTCGTGGCCTTGCCAGGAAGGTTCGGGTGTTCCACGATCAGGGCGTTGCGCCACCTGTAGACCATCGGCTTGTCGCGCCACGAGGCCGTGTCACCGGCATAGGGCTTGATGTCCACCAGCTGGGCGTTGTTGAACTCCGGCGCCTGTTCGAGGAAAGCGATGAACGAGGGCTGGCAGAGGAACGTGATGTTCGAATCCCAGGGCACGGACGCATTGGAGAGCTTGACGCGGCCGTGCTGGAACAGGGACACGGAAGGCGTGGCCGAAGCCGCACCAACGGCGACGGTGCCGCTGTTCAGTTCGGTGATGATCTGGGAATCGATCTTGCGGTTTAGCACCCCGAGGCTGGTCATCTGCATGACCTGGCGCTGGTTGCCCTGGCTGGCGAAGACGTTGAAGCCGGTCTTGCGCACCAGATCGTGCCACTCGGACAAGACGCAGGTGTTCTGCGTGTTGTTGTCGGCACGGGCCGGGATCAGGCCATTGACGCCACGACTGACGGCGGCAGCACCCCCGGAATCGGCGACAAGGAAAATGGCTTGATTGCCCTTGATCACCGCTTCGGTCGTGACCGTCTCGCGCAACAGGCTGGCGTGTTGTTCGAAGCCGGCAATGAACTCCTGCCGGTACTGGGTCTGGAAGGCGGTATCCAGATACGTGACGAGAAACTTCTCGGCATACATCCGGGCAGGGAAAGCGATGCAGAAGCCGACGAGGCCGAGCAGCGCGGAGAGGAACAGCCTGGTTCGATTGATCGCGTTGGCGAGCATGATGGTCTCCTTAAAACAACGATTGGCTTAACCGTCGCTCCGGGGTGACCGTGTCCTGCTGTGGGGTCAGGGTGTCTGCCAGTGGCAGGGCTGACCTGAAAGCCGCTTACGGGGCCGAGCTACCTGGTACTTAGGTGCTCCCGAAGGGCCAGCGGAACGAACCGCTGGGGTGCCTTCATCTGTGGCGCGGACTTTTACACTCCAAAAATGGGTCTGGCAAGAGGGCGCGGTCAGCCCCCCTTCTTGGTTGCCCGTTCCCGGGCGTTGTAAAGATCGCGCAGCCGCGCCTGCATCTTGTCGTCGGCGTTGTAGGTCTTGCGGTCGTCGCGCATGGTCTTCTCGATCTTGGCTATCTCGTCGTCGATGCTGCCCGAGATGTTGGCGCCGACGTTGGGGATCAGGGTGGTGACCGGATTGATCTCCCGCGCCAGGTTGTTCAGCCAGCGGATCGCCTCCGTATTGGCCATGATCGGCGTCCCGTCCGACAGCCGGCCGTACTTGATCAGATCCTTGATGCCCCCCGGCGCCATGTCCAGCAGGCCGTCAATCATGTTCAGGTTGGGCCGGAAGTCCGGGCCCCATTCCTTGATCAGTTCCGCCTCGGCTGCCAGCGCATGCTGCTTGTCAGCCGCCTGGCGGGCGGCTTCCACCCGCTCCATTTCCTCGTAGTAGAAGTTCACCACCTCGCTGGCGACCGCGGCATTGCCATGGGCCTTGTGCACGGCCTGGAGGATGTTGTCGATCAGCGGCTTGTCATCGTCGGCGATCACCAGCCCGTTGGCCAGACTCAGCTGGTAGCCGTCGGGCTTCTCCGGGATTCCGTTCTCTTCGCGCCAGGTCTTCAGCTGTTCCTCGCTGGCGTTCTTCGGCAGCACCGAGCGCAGCTCGCCCTTGCCGATCCGGGACTGTACCGAGAGCAGCGCATCCGCCACCGCCTTGGGCGAGTCATAGCGGCCCAGGCGTTGCAGTAGCTTCTCGTCGGCGCCGGCAATGGTGTTGCGCCAGTCAGCCGGCCAATAGCTCTCGCCGGCCTTGGGCGGATCGCCAGCCGGGGCGGGATCCGGATCGGGATTCGGGTCGCCTGCCGGTGGATCGTTGGGCGGGGCGGGATCACCCGCGGGCGGATCGGCGGCAGGCGGGGAGCCGCCTCCTTCAAGATCGGGATCAGGACTCAGATAGCGGTGGCGATGGCGTAGCAGCATGACGGATTACCTCCTCAGGCAGTCGGGTCGTGGGGATCGGAAAAAGGACCGCGGCGCAGCGCACCGACGGCCAGGGAAAGCAGCTTGACGATCTGCTGGCCGACGAACTGCCGGCCCAGCGCGATGTTGGTATCCCGGTCACTGTCGCCCGGTCGATAAGGAAAGTCGTAGGTTGCCGCGGCCTGGCGGATGATCCAGTCCAGCGCCCGCTTCTGTTGTTCCGGCGTCGCCTTGCCCACCTGCAGGGCCTGCAATGCCGTGGCGTCGGCCAGCTCGTACTCGGGGGGCAGCCAGGGGGCAGAACCGCCGCTGCCGGCTTTGCGCCGCGTTCGCGGTGCTTCGGGTTGTTCGCTGGCCATGGATTAGATTGCAGCCTCCATCGGCTCGGCCGCACGGGGTTGCACCTGGCCGAGGTTCTTCGCCACCACAGAGCCTTGCTCCAGGCCGTTGAGCAGCTGCTGGCTTTGCTGTTGCTCGGCCATCTGCGCCAGTTTGGCCTGCACGTCGCCCTCGGTGTTGATCCACTTGGCCGGGATGCCGATGCCATCCAGCACGTCGCGCAGGGCCGTCACGGCGTCAGGCAATGCGCCCACGGTCTGGTCGAGCTGAAGCGCGGCGGCAATCATCTGCTGCATCTCCAGGAACTTCTGCCCCTTCTGCTGCTCGATGGCGTCATGCAGCGGGCTCTGGAACTGGAACTGGATTTCCTTGCCGCGCAGGGACTTCGGCATGTCCATGGGCGACCCGAACGCGCCGTTGCGGAACAGGATCTCGAAGGTCAGGTCACAGGTCTGGCCATTGCGCTCCATCTCCATCGGCTCGAACAAGGGAAGCGCGCCGCGGATGTACTCCTGGATGCGCTGGCCGATCTCGTAGGCGGTCATTTCCGGGCCACGCTGGGGCAAGGTCAGCTTGTTCAGGTAGAAGGCCTGCATCAGCATGGTGCGGCTGTCCTGGGCCTGTTTGTCGCCGAACGGCAGGTTGCGTGTGTCGAGGGTCAGCGGGCGCAGGGCATCGCCCAGACGCTCGTCGTAGTCCCGATCCACCCAGGTCAATCCCCCCGCGTAGATCGCCACATCGGAGCGCACCACGTCTTTGGTCGCCACCATGGGCGGATTGGTGGCCTTTTCGCCCGCCTCCAGCAGCGTGTAGGTCATCGACTGCAACAGCCTCGCCTCGGGCAGGGCGGCGATGGTGGACGGGCTGAACGCGTACTGGCTGCCGGACACGGTCTGCCAGCGCTCGACGTTGTATTCCCGGTTCCAGGTCGCCACCTCTTCCATGATGTGGGCGTGCTGGATGTCGTAGTAGATCGAGAAATAGGGGAAGCGCTTGGGGTCGCCGTCATACATGTCGGCCTCGACCACCAGGTGCATGCACTCGATCTCCTCCAGATGGCGGTTGCGATTCACCAGATCCGTCACCTTGGGGTGCACTTGGCTGCCGAACATTTTCACCAGATCGCGGGCCGGCGCTTTCCACTTCCGGAACACGCCCGCGATCCTGCCGTCGCTGTTCTCGATCCAGGCCACGTCCCGCAGGTGATAACAGCGGTACAGCAGGCCGTTGCGCTGGCTGTTGAGGCGTACCGCAGTCACCGTCTGGCCGAAGCAGGAATAGTCGCCATCGCCCTCCTTCATCGCCTTGCTGAAGAAGCTGAACGGGTCGTACATAGCGCGGCGCATGATGGTGGTCACCCATTCCAGCCAGCGCTTGCCCTCGTTGTCGGGCTCCAGGCCGTGCTGCAGCTTCATCTCGAACCATTCCTTGGACGTGGGCCGCAGCATCACCCCCAGCTGGTCCTGCAGGTCACGCTGGCACAGCAGCGGATAGCTGCTCATCAGGTTGCCGGCGAAGTCGGTGCCGATCGTCCGGGTGATGGTGAAGTCCGCCCGCTGCGGGTAGAAATTCTCCGCCTGCTCCTGCCACAACAGCATCAGGCTGGAGCGCTTGGAGAAGAGGCCCGCCGCCAGTTCGTGTAGCGCCTTGATGTCCATGATCTAGGTCCCCAGGGTGTCGCTGCCGCTGTCGCCCGACAGGATGGTGCTGGCCCGCCCCTGGCGATTGACGATGGCGGCAATGCTCTTCTTCTTCGCCGCGGCAATCGCCTCGGAATCCGGTTGTGGCAACGGGGTCGGGGCCTGCACCACAGGCGCCGTGGGCAGCTTCTGGTTGGTGCCGAAGATACCGCCGACAACACTGGATACCACCTTCACGACTGATTTGACTAGCTTGGACATGTCGCTCTCCTATCTCCGGTTTGATCTGCCCATCACCACCTTGGGCGAGGTGCCCATGGGGCGGTTGGACTGCGCCTCGACGCGCCAGGCGTCGCCATCGGTGATGTAGGTCGGGCCCGCGCTCCAGGCCATCACCACGGCATCGCCGCGGTCGGTGGAGCGGCCCAGGCGCTTGCATACGTCTTCCTTGCTTTCGATGACGATCTCGCCGCGTTCGATCCTGAAGGTCGGCGTTGCCAGATCGGCCAGCAGCATCGGGTCATCCGGCAGCATGATCGGACTGCCCCCGGGCTGGGCCGGGTCCAGGGCTTCTCGAAAAAGCCAGATCACTTCGCTGCGCTTGTTCTTGAACTTCAGCTGCCCGTCGGCCGTGCGCCGGTTGCTGGCCTCCGACCCTTTGTGGCCCAGGACCTCGACGCTGTTTTCCTTCAGCTGCTCAAAGGTCGGGCCACCGTAGCCGCCCCCCATGTCCACGATCACGATGGCGTGATTCCGCCGCCACGACAGCACCATGCCGGCGGCGTACTTGCCCGGACGGTCCGGCGGGATGTCCTTGCCGGGAATCTCGACGATGGGCGCGAACCAGCCGTCGTAACGCATGGCAATGGTCATCGGGTCATCGCCGCCGCCCGAGGCATCCACCCCCATGGCGCACATGGGCACGCCGTTGGGGCTGCCCTGCTCCCAGCGCTTCATCGCCATGCGTATCCACTCGGTGGGAACGGCCTGGAAAGGCTGGTCCTTCAGGCCGGCGTCGAACTTGCCCTCGCGGTAGGCCTGGCGCAGCTCCTGCGGCAGGGCGTCAAGGCGGGCGGCATAGTCGCCGGTGCGGGTCAGATCGGGGTTGTCGTCCAGCTTGGCGCGGATGAAGGTCCGTGACTTGGCCATCACCTCGCGGCCATCGATGAAGTGCGGCCCGGGGCCATCTACCTCGGTATCGACCCCGCCCACGGTGGTGAACCAGCGCAGCTCGCCACTCTTGGCCGGGTGGGGGTGCTTCGGGTCCAGCCAGGCCGCCCAGCGCCGCACCACCCACATGCCTTCCGGGCTGGTGGGCGGGTTGGTCGTCGCGACGATGCGGCAGCGCTGCCCCGGGGTGGTCGAGCGGTTCCAGGTGATGATGAATTCGTACTGGCTCTCGGTGAAGTCCACCAGCTCGTCGAAGCACTTCAGGTCGTGGGGGATGCCCTTGCGCTTCTGCTTGTCCTTTTCCAGCTGGCAGCCGCCGATGTCGATGATCTTGCCCGGAAGCGTCCAGCCCTTGGCGCGGTTGGCGCCGTTCTCGTGGCCGACGATCTTGGCGAAGTCGTCGAACAGCTTCTCCGCTTCCTTGTTGGTCCGGCGCAGCACCAGACTGCGCTCGTGGGCGGTCAGGGACAGGCCGACGATCAGGGCGGTCTTGCCGCCCCCCGCCTCGCCGCCATACAGCAGCTCGTCGGCCTCGCTGAAATAGGCCTCGGTCTGCGGCCCGGGGTTGGGAATCCAGAGCTGGCTGCCTACCTCGTCCAAGGCCTGACGCGTCAGTGCCTCCTGCTCCTCCGGGGGCAGCACGTCCAGCAGTTCGAGGTATTCATCCAGGGCGCCCATCAGGGGGTAACCGGATACTCCGGGCCGAGGGTGGCAACAGAATCCAGCGCCGTGGCCCCGGTATAGGGCACGGCCACGCCAGGGCGCGGCAGGGAGTTGATCACTTCCGCCCGCACGGCCGGGCATTGCGCCAAAATAGAGGGGCTGGTGCCGAGCCCGTCCCGGTCGCCGCCCCAGGTTTTCATCTGGTAGTCCAGATCGTCCAGGGCGCCCTGCAGGAACGCCACCTGATATTTGGCCTGCTCCAGCGTGTTCTGGGCGCCGGCCAGGCGGCCCTGAATCTCCCGCTGCCGCGCCGTCAGCTTGATCATCCAGTGATTGGACTCATCGATGCCGTAGAGCGCCGAGGGCCGCAACAGATCGGATTCGGGCGGGACGTGGATCGCAATCCCCAGCTGGGCCGCCAGATCAACGAAATGCTGGCAGCCGGCGCGCTGGTAGCCATATTCCTCGTTCGCCGCCATGTCGATGCCCCACAGGCCGATCACGTCCGGGCAGGCCTGCCCGGTGGCCCTAGCTTCGAGAATGTCCTCGATGGCGCAGGCCAGCATCCAGGCGATGGAGCTGGTGAAGAAGTAGCTTCCGTACTTGCCCACCAGGTCATTGACCGGCAGCGCCCGCGAGGTAGGAATCTCCGGGACCGGCGCCGCCATCCACACCGGGCAGGGCAGGCGGCCCATCCAGGCCACGTACTCGGGCGAGAACCAGGGCTTCTGGGTGGCCGGCTTGCCAACCTCCCCAGGCTCCCAGCGGTGCAGCTCGAAAAAGGCATCGCAGCGGCTCAGGCTCGCATAGGTGCCCGGGCTGCATGCCCAGATCTTCCACTCAGGGTCTCCCAGCGGCGCCAGCTGCATCGAGCTGGGCGCCGTGCCGATCAGTGCAATTTTCATCAAGTCCTCCTCAGGACGGTGCGAATTACGTAGTGGCTTGGACTTCCGTCGCATTCACCGCGCTGGAGCTGATGTTCGAAATGCCGAACAGCGCCGTGGTCAGACCCATCAGCTCGACATAACCGCCGCCCGAACTGCGGATCACGGTGGCGCCGGTAGAGCCCAGCGAGGTACCGGCAAACGAGCAGCCGGCCGAGTTTTTCAGGTACAGCGCCGAGTCGGTGGAACCGAAGAACACGGTCTTGCGCACGCCCGGGATCGGCGGCGCGATGGTGTAGACCGGCGTCGAAGCCGCCGAGGTGCCGACCAGATAGGAAATCCCGGCGGCATCCACCGGAACCAGGGTGGTCTCCAAGGTCGAGATGGGCCGGCGAATGTCGTCCATGCCGGCGAGGAACTCCAGCGGCCCCTTGGTGCCGCCGGTCTGGCCGGTGGATAGGGCGCTCAGGCCGAGGCGACGGCCATAGATGCTGGTCAGATTCAGCCCGCGAAGGGTCTCTTTGTTTGCCATGATGGTGCTCCTTTATCGTTGCTCGCCCGAAGGCTGCTGCGGAGGCCGGTCAGCGGGCCGGTACGGTTCCCCCTCAGGAACTGGATCAGCCGCCACCCTTGCCGTAGTAGCCCACCGAGACAATGCCGCCCGCCACGCCGGCCAGAATCGAAAAACCGGTGGTGTCGCTGGTGGAACCGAGGGCGTAGAGCGCCGGTTCGCCCGCCGGGAAGACGATGCCGTCGTTGCCGGCGGTCGAGCTGGTGGTGGCGATGGCGGCGCCGGTGCTGCCAAACTTGGCGGTAAAGGCCGCGGTGCTGCGGAACTCGACGAAGCCGGCGCCGGCCGGAATGTCGAACGCCTGGCCCACCGTGGTCAGCGCCACCGAATTCACGTAGTCGGGCCAGAGCAGGATGTTGGCGGGGCGATAGATCGATAGCGGGCGCATGGCGGGCTCCTGTCAGCTGACGATGGCGGAAGGGCGGTTCAGGCTTCTGAACATGCCGGGCTTGCCGTTCTCCCGGGATTCATCGGCGGCGGTTTCCTTGCCTTCCCCGGGGTGGGGTTTCTCGGCCTTGAGGCCGAGGTACATGATCTGGATCGAAAGACTTTGCTCGCCCACCTCCCCCGGCTCCTGGACGGCGCGGGTGATCATCCCGGCAAACGTGCCATGCACTTCCGTACCCACGGCCGGCATGGCGGAGATGCCCAGCTTGGCCAGCTCCTCATCGCATAGATTGATCTGCAAACCGTAGGGGTACTGTTCCCCCTCAGGATTGACCGGCATCGCCGCCGGCCCGCTGTCGGGGTCAGGAGCGCTTCGCTTCATATCGATCAGTGTGTCGG